CATACCAGCTTTACCGCGTGGTGCGGGGGCCGCAGCGGGCTTAGGTGCGGCGCCAAAAGTTTGGGCTGCAAATGCTTCTATTTGCGTAGGCGTTGCGTCATCAGGCCCTTCAAAGACATGAACCGTACCATCAGGGCCTTGAACACGGTATTTGGTAGCCATTATCCACCCTCTTTTCCAAGATATTTAAACCCACCAGTGCCTGCGGCAGGGGCGTTGCCACCGGGTGCTTTTGGCGCTGGTAAATCGCGGAACTGAGGGAAGCGCTCAAAATCTTCGGCGCGTGACTTCTCATACGTATCGCGGATACGTGCGGCGGCGCCTTTGGCTTGCTCTTCTAGCAATGCAATTTGCTCAAGCAATGGCCCTTTACCTTTGACCTCGTCTAGCACTGCAATTTGATCAGCCAAAATTTTCCATTCTTGGTTGGCAATAGATCCAATGGCGCCTGACATGGCCGCTGTTGCTTTGCCTAGCGCGGTTACCTTACCGCGTAAGTTAGCCAAACGTGTTTCTGCTTGCGCTGCGCCACCTTCAGGGAACGACGGTAAAAACTTACCTGTGAAGCCTGTAGCTGCGGATAGCCCTGGTGATGTTTTTACCGCATCAGCAGAAACTAATAAGTCATCTATTTGCGACAATGCAGTGGACGCGGCTTTGTAATCTTTAGCAACGGCAGCGCGCAATTGGACGGCTTGTCCTTCTGTCAAAGGCTTCAAAGCAGGCGCATTAGCCGCAGGCTGCATTCTGTTGCGCAACGCCTCTTCACGGCTGACAAATATTGATTGACCTGTTGCGGGGTCAATAACTGCAACTGGCGCAGAAGGTTGCGCCGGTGGTCGACTCTGTTGTGCGATTGCTATCTTTTGCGCTTGCACGTTGGCGGGCAAAGGCAAATCTGCGTAAGAACCAACTGTGGTAGGCGCACCGCTAAATGCAGGCACTTGCACAATGTCTGTGGCGCCGGCACGGTTAACTGTTTGCGTTGAGGGTTTTAATTCGCTTGCACTAGCGCCTTGTTGCGCTAAATACATCTGGCGTTCCGCAAAAGGTATTGACAACAATCTTTGTTGCGTAGCCAAAGCCTTTGCTTTTTCTTCCGTTGAAAATAGCGGTGATGACTGAATGTCTTCTGTATGCGCAATAATGTTAGCGTCTGATGGGCGGCCACTAATATCACGCAAGGCTTGGTTTAATAATTTTTGTTTTTCCCCCGCCGCGCCAGCTAAAGATTTAGTTTCAGCGGCTTTTTGCGCAGCAGTAGTTGCCGCCTCTTTACGAAATGCAATACCTAGTTGGGGGTTAACTTTAAACAATTGGCTTTCATAGTCAGCAGCGGTAGGGTCCAGCCTGCGCAGCATATTTTTCTCTTGCGCGGCCGCTTCGGCTTCGCGCATTTGAAGTTGCGCCATAGCATTTTGATTCTGCGCGTTTTGAATTTGCGAAAACTGCGCAAGCGCATTAAGAGGGTTTTGCAACTCAACGCCGCGATATCCCATTGCAATGTTTGGATCAATTGGCATATTTACTCCTTAAGGTGACCAAGTGCCGCCATTAGTCCAATCAGCATTACCGCCACCAAAAGTAGCGCCCATTTGTGTCATTGGCATCCCTCCACCACCAGTTGACTGAGGCAACAAACGGTTAAGTAAATTTTGACTTTGCGTGTAGTTCATGTATTGGCTTAAACCACTGCTTAGTGCGTTAGCACCACCCATGTAGCCAGATGCGCGGGCAGCGCCAGCGCCAGTTATTAAATTGCCTGCGTTAGTACCAAACTGGCCTGCGGCGCTACCCATCGCGCCTGTGGCTGTTTGACCAAACCCTGCCCTGCTTGCAAGGCGGTTGTAAGCATTCCCAAACTCAGTAGATGCAACGTCTTGGCCATATCGTTGGGCGGCCTTTAAAGCGCCGCCGCTAATAAGACCACCACGGGCGGCTGCGCTACGTTCAAGCGCTTTCATGCCTTCGCCAAGTCGGAATTTATAGGATGGATCCATTGCGCCCATAATGTCGCCGGATTCTATTTTGTTAAGCGCGTTAATGCCTGATTGGCGAAACGGTTCTTGCAGTTCAAGCTGCTTGTTGAACATGCGCTCTTGAAGTTCAGTTGCGCGATCTGCGGCAGCTGCTTGTGTATTAGCAGCGCTTTTAGATGCGCTTGCACCAAGTAGGGTGCTGCCACCAAATGCTAAAGCCGGTAATATCCATGGCATATCAACTCTCCTGTAGGCACTGGGCCAGTTCTTGAACCTCGGCTATATTGCCTGGCACAATTAAAACTTCGTCAACTTCATCCAAATCAGTGCATTCTGTTGCATGAATGCAGTACCACACAACGTCTGTAAGTGATTTTACGCCATGATGCTTGTCGGCTTCAATAGTCAAACAAGCTGGCGCGTGAATAATTTTGCGCTCACCATCAACCATCAACTCAATTGAGCCACTAGCCAAAATCGACAAATGGCTGAATTTGTGCTTATGTTGGACAAGCACATGCCCCGCTGGGATCAGCGTTTCTTTGGCGTAGACGCCTGCGCTGAAATGGTGGTTGATCATAGGGCGGCAATCACAAAGGCCAACAATTCTTCGTAGCGTACACCAAGAACCGTTGTGCCGTTGACATCATCTGAACAAAACACACCGTAGCGGTTAGCGTCCAAGCCTTCGGCGGCAAAAGCCGCTTGCACATCTTGCGCTATTACGCCGACGTGGATTCGAGCGCCATCACCCTTGGCCACCACAGCGTCTTTGAATTTAAAGGTCTTAAACAAGCCTTTAATGCGTTTGGCCACGGCCAATTCAGCAGCAGAAAGATCAACAATCTGCTCTTTTTGGTTTGCATCAGACGTGTTGATTGTGCCCGTTGTGGCGTAAACGGTAGTCCAGCGGAAGCCAGAAGTACCGCACGACATGGTATTGTCAACGCTAGAACTAAACGAACCACTACCATTGATAAACACGCCTTGGCCAGAACTGTTACCCAAAGCCACCAAACTGTTTGATGAGTTAAGAGTGTAGCTACTGGTTGTCAGCGTACCACCAGACAAGTTGACCGCTGTAGCTGCGCTGCCAGTTGTGTTTTGGTTTAGCGTTGGGAATGTACAGTTGGTTAAGTTACCAGATAATGGCGTGCCCAAAGCACCGCCTGTTTGGTATGGGGTAAACCCTAATGCAGTAGTAACATCACCGCTAGACAAAGTGACAACGCCAGTGCGGGTATTAAAGCTAGTTACACCACTAAATACAGGTGCAGCCCATGTGCCATCATTACGCAAGAAAGTCGATGTGCTACCTGATGGGGCAGAAATTGCGTAACTGTTCCATGTCATTGCACCAGTTAAATACAATGTTTTCCAAGAAAAGCCCGATGCACCCAAGTTAATAGTATTGTCAGTTGCAGGCAAGAATGATGTAAACCCACCAGCAGTCAACAATCCGACAGTGCCAGACGTGTTAGACAAGTTCAATTGAGCAGTTGTAGACGCCACGGTAGGAACTGCTGATACCGTACCAACCGTTACACCATTAACAGACTGATTGGCGGTAAATGTATTAGTAGATGAAATACTTGCTGGCGTGTATGTCAACGCGCCTGTTACATCTGAACTGAGCAAAGATACAGCACCAGTTCTAGCATTAAAGCTAGATACACCGCCAGAAGATGATGCAGGAACTGCCCAAGTGCCGTCGTTGCGCAAGAATAGCGTAGTGTCGCCTGTTGGCTGAACAATACCGTAACCGTTCCAAGTAAATGTGTTGCTTAAATAAAAGCCATTCCAACGACGCGCAGACCCGCCCAAAACCAATGCATTGGCAGCGCCTGAATCAGCGCTAGGTTGGAAGTTGTTTAAGTTAAAGTCAATGGCGCGGGGTGTGCCTGCTGTACCATTGTTCGTCAAGAACATTGTGCCGTCATAGGTGGCGACACCCATAGGGCCGCCTGGGGCCGCACCGCCCACACCAATACCATTACCAGCAGCTGTTTGACCAAACACACCATTAAGCGTTGTGATATTGCCCGCAGCTGTAACTTGTGCCAAGGTAGGCGTTGCGCCGCCAGAACCATTGGCTGCCGCAGTAATACGGCCTTGGGCGTCAACAGTAATGTTGGCCGCTGTATAAGAGCCAGCAGTTACTGTCGTGTTCGCAAGCGCAATCGTGCCAGAAGTTGTGATCGTGCCACCGTTTAGGCCAGTGCCAGCGGTAATGCTGGTAACTGTACCTGTACCAGAGACAGCCACCCATGTGCCGTCATTGCGTAGGAACTTGGTTGTATCGCCTGTAGGCGCTGGAATGCCGTAGCCGTTCCAATTGAACACGTTCTTTAAATAAAAGCCATTCCAATTGTTAGCAGAACCGCCAAGCGTCAGTGCAGTTGCTGCGCCTGAGTCAACAGCCGGTTGAAAGTTAGCATTAACAAATTGAACTGCGTAAGTGGTAGCCGCTGCGCCACCGTTTGCTAAATACAAAGTTGTGGGATAAGCGGCAATACCAGCGTAAGGAACACCACCGTATGTGTTTGTACCTACAACAACGCCAGTTGTGCTACCGTCACCGCCCATTTTAGCGTTTAAAGCAGAAACATTACCCGCAGTCAAAACGGCTTGCAAAGTACCCGCGCCACCACCGCCACCAATAACAGGTGTGCCTGTCAAATCAGCATAAACAGCCGCTTCGACAATACCTTCAAATCGGTTAGGAGCGCCTTGTTTGTACTGGTCAACAGTGCTAGAAAAAGCAGCGCCAACAAGAGATAATTTAAAATCACCATTGACGTTGTTAATTGCAGGCCGTGCAGCACTTGGCACATAATTATCTAAGCCAGCCCAACCGCATCCTGTAAAGGTAATTGGGAAAGCAAAAGATGGGTTAGATGCAGCTAGATAAACTTGTTGTTGAGGGTAAGAGCCTAATAAAGCAACAAAACTGCAACCGCTTATCATGCCAGTTATGCCTAATTTCAAAACAGTTTGCTGAATTTGAAGTTGCGCTATACCGCCATTGTTTTCAAAATAAACGCCGCTAAGATTAAATCCGCAAGCTGATTGTTGGGACAGTTTGCCGCCAACGTCAACTAAAGCCAAACCCCATTTGGCACTAGATAAATCAGTGCCTACACCATTGGACTCAATAGAGCCACCAATATAATTAAATGTACCCGCGCCAGTAACTCTACCGCCGTATGCGTCGTTATTTCCAACAATGCAACCAGACATAATGATTGCGTTAGGCTCAGACTCAAAGTCATAAGCTGCGCTTCTTTCAAAATAGAAACCGCCTACGTTAAATCGCAATACAACGCCAGTAAATTCACACGACAAAATGTTAACGCCGTAGATACCAGTTTCAAAACCCGAAACGTATACGTTGGCAATTGTCAAAAATGCAATTTCTTGTAGGCCAATACCTACGCCAAACCTTGCTGTGCGTCGTATTGAGAAGTTTTCAAATATGCCATATCCCGCAGGGTTGTTTGAAAAACCAACGATTTCAATACCGTTGGTGTTAGCAGTCTGAAAAATTGTTGTAGCGCCAATACCATCGCCACGCATAGAGGGGCGTCGAATAGGGTCTGTTACACCGCTATTCATGTTAAATACAAGCGCAGCGGAAATGTTATAAACACCCGATGGGAAATAAACGCAACCGCCATATTGACACGCTAAGTCAATTGCCGCTTGAATAGAAACGGTGTCATCTGTTGACCCGTCACCTTTAGCGCCAAAATCTTTAACGCTGACCAAATCTTGCATCTTGTTGTTTAGAGTCTTACCAACCGCGCCAGGCATAACGCCCAAAGCAAAGGTTTGTCTAAAGCCTATAAGAGCATCGCCTAAAGCAATGTTTGACTGATTGGCTAAGTCAGTGGCTAACGCATTTGCATCTGTAATGCCTGGAATATTGTCCCAACTGCCAATCAAAATATTGTCAGCATCTTCTAAAATAAATTTATAGGACGCATTTTCAGTTAGCCATACTTCTTCTGGCACACGGCCACCAGCATCCAACACGATAGGGTTAGCGTGCGCAGACAAGCCTGTAGAAGAAGTAAAAGTGGCGGCAGCGGTTGTAGTGCCAGCCGCATAGGTGTAAAGCAAGCCACCAGACAAAGGCACGCCATTGTCATCAAAGAACTGTGCGCCAGCGCCTGCAAATAGTGAGATGTTAACGGCCATTTTCGTTCCTTAAACAATGCTTGTGATAATACCGTTCACGACGGTAACAGTCTTTAAATCTACAGTGGTAAATGTACCCGAAGCGCCTATGTTTTGGGTAGCCATTGTGCCAAGCCCAAGATTAGTTCTAGCGCCTGCCGCCGTTGAAGCGCCTGTGCCACCACGAAGAATTGGCACTTCGCCTGCTGTAATCTGCGAGGCGTTAATGGCTATTGCCGTATTAACCGAACTGGTCAAACGGCCTTGGGCGTTTACATTGTAAGTCGGCACACTAGACGCCGTGCCATAAGTGCCTGCGGTTACGCTAGTGTCGGTCAATGCTACATCAATTGAGCCTGGGCCATTGGTAATGTTAATGCCAACGCCTTCAGTCAGTGTATTGAGCGCATAAGTGCCTGTGTCGCCGATCAGCAGTTGACCGTCTGTCGGTATTCCGTCCACACCTGTGCCGCCATTGACAGGGCTAATAATGCCTGTGCCGTCACCACAAATAGTATAAATGTTGTTTAAAAACCGAAACCATTCACGCGAAATCGTGCCCGTGCGTTCGTCAATATACGGTACGCGAGGGGCAGGGATTTGGGTGATGTTATTAGGCATTTGTCGGGCTTGCCTGTAATTCAGCGCCTACGATGGCTATTTTGACGGGGTCAGTACCTGACACTTCATAAACCCTGTCGCGCAGTTTTAAAGTCATACCAAGACGACGCCAGATAGTGCGGTGGCCATACTCGCCAATGCGTCCCATGGATGTCCAGTGTTCGCTTGACCATGTGTGGCCACCGTCGTCTGACCAACGTAGCATGGCTTGAGGCGGCTCAATTGGAATTGCGCCAATGGACGACAAAATAAACTCGTTGCTTTCAGTGATTAACGGTTCACCAGCTTCTGTTGTTAAGTAGACGTTTTCGCCAATAGTTAGACCATTTAAGCCTACGCCAGTTTCGGCGTCTAATTGCAGGCTATGGTGGGCAGTGCGTTTTAGGTTGTTCTGGCCAGTCGGCAGGGCACGCCATGAACGCAACCATTTTTGTTCTTGCCCGTTATCTGCGTAGACATCTAAATCAAAAGTGTAAATGTTGCCATTCTCAAAGTCGCCAACAACGGTGTTACCACCAAAGTTGCACTGACAATTAGAACGATGTCTTGTAAACTGACCGTTGACAAGCCCTGCACGCTCGTGCCAAGCCTGAGTCGCTGCGTCATAAACCCATGTTGCGTTGGCGCTTGGGAAAGTCAGGACGTAAAAGCCGTGGCCTTCTTGCTGATAGGTGTAAGCCAAGGCGTCTGAAATATTGCCGTATTGTGCAATAGCGTACTCAATGGCATGGGTAGAAACCCTTTGTCCGGTGTAGCCGTTGGCTTTGTAGACAATGCCTTGGCCACGGGCATCAGTGCCAAGCCAGTACAAACTATTGTCTAGTTTGGCAATTGAGAATGCAGCGACACAACCGATCTCGTTAAACGCACCTTGGATTCGCTGAAGCGGAAAGTCTGTACCGCCCACGTCGTACCAAACTTCCACCGAGTCAGTGCCAAATAACCACGCTTCGCGGTGATCAACATTGATGGCCACCAAGCCGTCTGGAGAGCCTTCAGCGCTTGCAAAATCAAGCGGGTCTATGGATGTGCCATCTAACAAAGAAGTCACCCAGATACGCTGGCTATTAGGTTCGTTAAAAACAAAGTAACCATCTAAATAGGCCACAGTTACAGCGCCTGGGAAATCGGGGTCTGTAATTTGTTTAAATTGGTTGAGTGGCTCGTTGTAAATAAAGCTAGGGCCATTGCAAGCAAAAAAGATTTGCGTGCCGTTGTCTGCAATAGACACAGGGCCACCGTCAGCAATATCACCTATTTTAATGGGTGTAGATGTTAGGCTGGTCATCTTAAAGACTTCGCGGCCAGAGACAACGTAGAAGTCTGAACCATTAGTTTGATGCGCCCACAATGCGCGGATAGGGCCAGTGCCTACAGTCCTTTGAAGTTTCAAGCCTGGGGCGCGGTTCAGAAAGCCAGGCTCTTTACCGCCTTCAGGAATGACCTCTGGAAACAAATTGACCATGCGGTTGTCGGCAGCATTGATGCTGCGGGCAACGTAGCTTGAGCCAAGGATTGGCGTTTTCATCAATAGTTACCGGCATAGATGTTGAAACGCTGGCGGTTAGCCACCAATGCGTAAGGCAAGGCCATCACATCATCTGGGTTATTGATGCGCTTCAAGTCACGCTTAGAAGTCATAGCAATGCGCTGAACCTGTGGGCTTGGCTCAACGCCAAACTCAGGGGCAAACTCCATGGCCAAGTTGTATGTGAACGCA